GCCAAGACGGACCGAACTACTGAACGCGGACTAACATCTGCGGGGAGAGAACCTGCTCCTGAACTGAAAATCGTTCAGACAGAAACTACTACACTTGTGAATGTCGAACTACGCCCGGGAGTTTGGGCCGTCATCGACACGAAGTCGAATACCATTCTCGGAACATACGACTCAGAAGCCGATGCTCAGCGGACGATTGACCAATAGTTCAAATCGGCTCGGTCAATCCGATGAAGCGTGACGACACCGCTTACGGTTGAGCAGGCGCGTGAGATTGCTCTCTATCCCGACAGGTGGGCGCAGTTCTTCCGGACCATCGACGGCAAGGAGTTCTCGCTCGCTGAACGCCCGTATCTCATCGAGATTTACCGGCACTTCCAGCCCGGGTTGAAGAACGAGAGTTCGAAAATCATCGTTCTGAAATGCAGTCGAAAGGTCGAGAAGACCGAAACCATCTGCAACCTGTTGCTTTACTCCCTGCTGAACATACCCTACTTCAACGCCGTCTATACCGCTCCGCGTCAGCCGCAGGTCACGCGCTTCGTGGAAGAACGATTCAACGGCGCGCTCATGTCGAGCATCAACGGCGGTTGCCTGATGGCGGCTCGCGATAAGAACTCCGTCAGTCATCAGACATTCAATGTCGGCGCGCGCTCGTTGAACCACTTCTATGCCTACTCCAATTGGGGCGATGCACAGGCGCTACTCGGCGTCGAGGCTGACCTATGTTGCATTGACGAGTATCAGGACAGCGACGGCGACATACTGCCGATGCTCATCGAGATGCTGGCGCTGTCGGAATACAAATGGGTCCTCATCTCCGGCACCGCGCGAGAGCAAGGCTCGGAATTTTGGAAACTGTGGGAGAAGTCGAGCAAGGCCGAATGGGACGGCTCGAAGTGGAACCACACGGCGGAGTCAGACATTGTTGGGTATCACATCTCCCAGATGATGCACCCGGAGATTACGGAAGCCGACCGGGAGATGAAGCGCGAAACCTACACTCCGCGCCGATTTGCGAACGAAGTTCTCGGCGAGTTTTTCGCTGGTTCGACAAAACCTCTCACATACGGCGACACAATGGAGAGTATTGACGGGAATAGGGGCATACTACCACATCTGGATGCGCCAGAAAACTCGGTTATGGGAGTGGATTGGGGACGCGAAACTACGGTCGTCATCATGGACCCGGAATCGGGGGACATTCTGAACGCGACGAAAATCGACTCCCGAGATGGGGATGGCGATGAAGTTCAAGCGGTCAAGGACCTGATACTCCGCTACAATGCGACCGAAGTGATGTGCGACATCGGCTACGGGGCGCGACAAGTTCGAGAATTGCAGAACGAATTCGGCGAGCGCGTGAAATCGTGCTACTACTCCTCGCGGCCGCTCACGCCCTACGAGTATAAGCGGCGCGACAACAACCGGAATCTGATTTACATGGTCGTCGTCGATAGGACGACCTACATCGAGCAGACGATTGAGGCCATCAAGAACGGAGAACACTCCCTTCCGTGGAAGGAGCAAACGCTCGAATGGGTGGTCGATGAATGGTGTGCATTGAACTCATCTGCGGAATCCGACGAGGCGTCTAACCGCCCGGTCCGGGGCCAGCGACTCACGAAATATGGACGCGATGACGACGACCACGCATTCCACGCTTTGCTCTATGCGAGGCTCGCATCTGACTTTGCCGCTGAGGGAGAAGGATTCGAGGTCCGAGTATTCGGCGACTGAAACGGTCATAAACCTAAGCGGACGAGGATTCGAAGCATGGGTCGAGGGCGCTCCATCAATGATGTTCTGATGGCGACTGTCGCTATCCCTCTTGTCGTGTGCTGGCTCGTCTTCGCGTCCTATGTGATTTACAAGGGGCTTAACGACCCAACGGGCTTCGTTCAAAGCAACCTCGACTTCTATGTCGCGCTCATCGCAATCATCGGAGGACCCGCTCTCCTGTTCATCAATTCGATTCTGGAAGCGTGGAAATCTGAACAAGCCGCAAATCTCGCCGCGATGCCGGCCAGACTCGAATTGAAAATCGAGCAGGCCAAGCACCAGCAGGCCCACGACATTCTTGCATCCGAGAAGGAGCAGACGCACCGACAATGGATGGAAGCCAACATACACTCCCACGATAGCACGGGAGAGGATTGAAAATTATGGAGATACAGGGAGTAGCATTGGAAGTATGGATAGTGGCCCTTGCGGCCATTATGGGGCTGATAGTATGGGGGCTAAAGCGGTATCAAGTAGTAGCGGCAGACGGCAAGGTCACACTTGACGAAATAATCGACACACTCACCGGCGCCGAGCAACCGCTCGACGAGGCGGTTGATGCAGTCGAGAAACTCGAAGCCGCGCTTGAGGCCGCTAAGGAAGCGAAGGTCGCGGCAGAAGCCGCCGCCGCCGAAGCCGCAACGACCGAGGCAACGGGATGAGTGACGATAGGGACTACGACCGTCTATACGACCTCGTGCGCGAAACTCGTGAAGAACTGAAATTGATGCGCGACAACCATCTCGCTCACATAGGTCAAGACATCAACGACCTCAAGACAACCACCGCCATTATCTCGGAGAGGCTGAAATCCGTCGAGGATTTCAAAGGCGAGATGGAAGGCTGGTGGAGAGAGTATGCGAAGAAGACAATTGCATTCGTGGTCCTCGCGGCTTTCGGCGCGACCACTACTGCCGGCCTGATGTAATCGGGAAGGGTGAAGAACCGAACTGCATCTCAATGAACCGTGGCTGAACGAAGGCGTTCATGGACGGACCGACTATTACGGCGCCGAGCCGACCCAGCCGATGTCGCCAAACTGAACGAAGTTCTGAATGTTGCTCAGCGAGATTGGGATGGGAAGGACCTCGCATCACTATCGAAAATTCAGATGGCGACGAGTTCGAAAGTTCAGTCCAAATCTGGTGCTTACACACCTGTTTCCTACGACCTATTGCGGTCCATAGCCAATAAGTCGGAGGTCGTAAATGCAATTTTGCGACGCGCTGTCGATGATACGCTGTCGAACGGGTATGAATTCGTCTTGCCCGAGGGAAAGGAAACGGGCGACGAATCTCAATTGTCGAAAGCGCGCTCGTTTTTCAAGACGCCAAACCCCGATGATGTCGGGAATGAATGGCTCGAAACTCTCCTGTGGGATTTGATTCTGTTCGGGGACGCGTATCTCGAACTCGATGGAAGCGAAGACAAAGCATCGGACGACGGAAAGAAGTGGAACTACGGCGGCGACCTCGTGGCGATTTGGCCGGTCGAGGCTGAAACCATCAAAATCATTCCACACGCTCAGATACCCAAGCCGCCGAAGATGGCCTACACTCAGACCATCAATCGAGAACAACGGCAGTTCTCAGCCGACAAGATTCTCCACATTGCGAAGTTCAAGCAGGGCCGTGGCTACGGGTCATCTCCGCTCATCCCTCTCCTCGAAGTCATCACCGGCCAATTGAACCTCTCGAATTATCTCAATGCGCTTTACACAGGCACGCTCCCGAAGACGATTCTCAATGTCGGCGACATATCCAACAACGAGATGAAGGCGATGCTCGGGCTCATCGAGCAACAGTTAGCCGGCGGGAAATCTCCCTTCGGACTCATCGCCATCAACGGCGGAAGTGGTTTCACGATGCACCGCCTAATCGACTCGACAAGGGAGGGCGCCCAACTCGACCTGCTTTACTACTACCGCGAGGAGATATGCGCGGTGTTCGGAATTCCGCCGATGAAACTCGGATGGGTTCAGACCGGAAAACTCGCGAATCCGGAACAGCAATTGGATGCGTGGTATGATGTGGTGGAGTCTTACCATCACCGCGTCAGTTCTCTCATCAACAATCGCATTCTCCCGCTTCTCGAAATCACAGATTGGGAATTCAAATTCATTTCCATCCGTCCGAAGCAAGACGCCCAGCGTGCCGAAACCTTCAATGCGAACGCGAACGCGATTTCGACCCTTCGACAAGAATCGACAATCAGCATCAATGAGGCACGCAACATTCTGGGGCTCGAAGCGATACCCATGCCCGAAGCCGAAGACCCGTTCTGGATTTCGCCGTCACTACAAATCAACCAACCCGGAGCGTTCGACGAAAACTCGCCGGAAGCAAACGAGTCAGACGAAAATCCAGAACTGAGTTTGCTCGACCTATTCCCGCCAATACCCATTCCAGATGACGAAGGAAAGGGCGCCGGAAACTCGCCGTGGTTTGACGAGTTTCCCGAGGTTTCGATTTCTGATGAAGACCGAGAATATCTGCTGACGAAGCGAATCGCGGACCGCGAGGAGTTCGACGACATCGAAGCCGAGGGAACAACCATCCTGATGAACGAGTTCGAATTGAATCAAGCATTGTTCGCCGAGCGTTTGCTTGCTGGCTACAATAGCCGATTCCGAGATAGCGAGATTATGGTCGGGAAGGATATTGGGCCCGGGGACCTGAATTGGTCTGTTAGTTTTCTCGATGAGAAATTATCAGAATTACTCGACATGAACATGGCTTCGACAGGCATCGCTACGCAGGCTGGCTACGGGGCGACGCTCGGAGCGCTGAACGCAGGCGTGGGAATCACCATCGGTTTCACCGCGGCCGACGCGGCTGTCCTATCGTTCTGGAATAGGCGGTGGGTCTTGCCTGCCCTACGCAATACGCTCAATGGCTACAGGGAGCGGGTCATCGGAGTCTTCGAGCGAATGACGACCAACGGTCAGAATTGGAAGTGGGCGTCCGGTGAGATGCGACGACTCATCGACCCGTCCGGCGACAAATATCCGAAGGGATTCTATGAGCGCATCGCGCGCACGGAAACACGGCGCGGCGTCGAAACGGCCCACATCTCAGGACTGAGGCAGGCTGGATTCCAATTCATGCAAAGGCTCGTTGAGGTTGATACGCAGACAGACAAGGACCTGTGCGCTCCATACGAAGATGCGGTATATCGAATCGACGAAGCATCAGGAGTCGTCCCGGCTCACCCTAACTGTCGATGCACAATGATTCCACATTC